ACTGCGGAACTGCGTGACCTCAACTCGAACGTGTACACAGACGTCCCTGCGCCTCGCGACGCACTCATTGAAATGGCTGGTCGCGGTTTCGGCACGGGTGCGCTCACTGCACTCGCAGCCATCGGTCCACAGGAAAAGTACATGTACGGTGGAGAATCGCTCTGGATGCCGAAGATCCTTCAACACACGCCGTTCGCAATCACACAGAGGTTCCTCTTGCCTCTCAAATCGGGAAATGAGAAATTCCTCAAGTCGACGCGAACGTTTTCGGTCGACATTCATCCACGTGAGTCCGGTGACCTCTTGTCGAACATGTACCTGTCCGTGTCTCTCCCGGCCCTGCCTGTTGGATATAACTATACACCTCTGGTTGGCCGCGCCATTATAAAGAAGGTGGAGTTTCTGATTGACGGTCAACCCATCGAAACGTTGACTGACGACTGGTACATTCTTCGTGACCAGCTGTTTCTCGACGCGGATGAGAAGCTCGCCATGTACCAAGCGACGAGTCTGGGTCAGAGCGAATCGAACGTCGTTCCAGCAACGGACATTGTCAAGATGATGATTCCATTGGACTTTTTCTTTTGTCGGAGACACAGCGATCGCAAGATTGGTCGCGAAAAACTCGAAAAGCCATTCTTTCCGTTGTGCGCCATCTTAAAACAGACGGTGACAATTCGATTCACGTTCCACGACTCGACCTGGATCACGAATGCCCCTGCAGACGCAAATGGAAAACCAATCGACATCATCAACCCGAAAGTTCTCCTCGAGGAAATTACCCTAAGTCCTCAAGAACGCATGTACTACCAAAGTCACGAATTAAACTATAAAGTGAATCGTGTGTGGTCCGAGGCGGGTCAGCCGTACTCAAAGGGTAAGGCGGTTATGAACTTGACCGCCAATTTTCCAGTGTCTATGATTACATGGTTTGTACGAAATCAGAATTACGAAGATGAAAAGAATGAAGCGTACTACAAATCGAGGTACCAATACGGGTACAGCACAGATTATATATTGGCTGCTGTACCTGTAACGTTCTTTAACGGCGTCACAATCAATTTTTTGGACATTATTCAATCGGGAACCCTGTATCTCAACAATCAGAACGTACTTTCAAATTTCCCGGGTGCGTTGTACTACAGTTACAAACAAGCTATCGACCACAACTTGTCAGTGCCGACAAAGAGTATCTACATGTACTGCTTCGGGGACAGCCCCAAAGAGTACAACCAAGAGGGGTACATCGATTTCAGTACGCTCAATTCTCAGACGACGCACTTGGACCTAATATTTGATCCGATCCTTTCACCTCAGATTGAAAAGTCTTACACGATGTATCTGTACTACTATGGCTACGTGCCTCTTCAAATTTCCGGCGGATATGCAAGACTCCTTTCTCAGTGATGTAGTCAACGATACCGTTGACTATGCACCAACGAATGAAATTGAGCTGTGCGATTGTCGTCGTAAATCCCTGGAAGTCGATGCGCTCCGTACGACAAAATGGATCGAAAAACTTTTTCGAATAGCCATCCAGTGATGATTTGTACGCCACGTGGACCGTAAACTGACGCCCAGTCGGTGTTTTATAGGTCACGTTCGTCTGACGAGAATAGTTTGTCACGAACCATTCGAGGTTCCTGAGAGACACTCCGCGTCTGTGTTCAAGAATATCTTTGAGTTGTTGGGCATGCTCAGGGACTTCAAAAAATCGCCGGAGTGCCTCGAGAAGGAGGTCACTCCGCGTCGCCATAAGGAACTATGTTTTTTTGGTTTTAAGCGTTTCTTTCAGACCCGTTTTTTGAGAAGGTACCACGTCGCTAGAGCTGCAACCAGGGTCCACCCCGCGAGGTGGTCGACCCGATCCATGATGGCAATCTTCTCAGGTGGTAGGTCGTCGAATGCTTGTTTGTACCCAGCTGGTTTGAACGGTAACCAGATGTACCGACCGAACGGGACAGCCGTCGGCTGCAGCTTGTTTTCACAGTTGTAACTCCAGTCATACCACGCCAGAGCAATGTATGGGAACCAAATCAGAAACGCAAGAATCCAGAGATTTCTGTGAGGTGAGTACCAGTATCCGAGCGAAAGAATCAACGAAAAAATAATACATTTTACGTTAAACTCGAACGGTTTGTCTGGGAAGAGTCCACCAGCCATTACTTACGCACGTGAAAAAAATTACGGGTTGTTTCGTTTCCAAGCCGACGCCATGCTCTTCATCCAATTTCGAACCATCGAATTATAGTTTGCAAGTTCCTTTCTGTATCGCTTCATGTTTTCAAGACTCGTTGTAGTCGGTTTCGTGGGGCGGTTCGGTGCGTTGTTTTCTTTCGGACGTTTCGTTTGACGGTACGCCTTTAAAATTCTCAGAACGTTCTGTACGTTTTCATCGTTGATACGTTTACTGATCAATGCAGCATTAAAATGAGGCATTGTGAGATTCAGACGAGTAGCATTTCGTGAAGGTGCGATCGGTGCAATTATAACACCCACTTGTCTTGGTTTGCCTGATACTATTCGTTGTGCCTCGAGAGCTTGTCTAACGTTAACGCGTGTCGCTTTCGTTCCTAAATTTCTAGCGGCTTGTTTCAATTCGCTTTGCTGGAATTTACTGAGTTGACTGGTAGATCGTTCGGTAAAAACTCTATGTACGTAATCACCGTTTGGAATGAGTTCTCTGTATTTATTCAAGAGCTGGAGATGATTCATCGGCATTTTAGTTAGTGGATGCTGGTGTCTATTTAAGCGAGACAGTGAACTGAATAGAAATCTTTCCTGGTGCGTCATCTGAGCCATTAAACGGGCGTTTCTATTCTTAGAAGAAGAACCAGTCGTTCTGTTGATGAACATGTTGTGTATGTGACTCGAATTCTTAAAGAGATTTTTATGTTTGTGAAGAAGTGTAAGATTATTTAAAGATATCTTGTGTAAGTTGGGGCTACCGCGTATAAAACGCAATGCATTTCTTTCTCGTATAGGAACATTCAAGAGCTTACCGAGATAACCAAGGTTTCTGGATGATAACCCATGTTCAATGGCAGTTTTCGCGTAAAGAGTCAACTGTCTTTCACTTGGAATTTCTTCTATTCCCTCACCTATAAGACGCCGGAAATACTGGTTCATATATCTATTCGAGAATTTTTTCCACGCTCACATGCTGGACACCCCGCGAGAAACATCGGAGGCAGTGAGTGTGTATGTACCGGACTCGGCGCCAACAAGGCCAATTGTGATCTCGACGGTATGATGACACGTTGTACCGGCTTTTGATCCTTGTGACAACTACAGTATCCTGACCCATCTTTGACACCGCGTTTACACTTTTGCTTCGACGACTTGCTTAGCCCGTGACACACGTTTCCGTTCCAAGCACTCGTCGTGTTTTCACTCGCCGTTCGAAGCAGCTGCTGCAAAGAAATGTCAAATGTACGGCTGATCTTTTCAAGAGCTGTTGACATGCGTTCCAGGACGCGTCGCTCCACCTCCGACTCAATCATTTGAGCAATCTGTTGTTCCATATATTTTCATGCTCTGGAACTTTTATGTTCATTAGTAGAAATGAGTAATAACCGAACTAAACTTATCGCATTGAATAAAGTGATCCAGGCATATAAAACGAAAAGAACGTTTGAATTCTTGCACTTACCTGTGAATATAAGATACAGATATTTAGCAATGGTCTTGAGAAATAATAGACATTATCAAAACTTGCTCACGAGACGTAAAACCCTTGTGAATTTTCCATCAGTTCCTAAACACCGCCCTGTAATTAAAAAAGCTTGATTTATATAAAATGCCCAACTCCCCCAGAGCGAGACTGTTACAGTCCCTCAGCCGGCACCGTGCCAACCTTAACGCACTTCAGGCCGCCGAAAATGCCCGTCTTGCTAGACTGACATACGCACAGCGCAGGGCTGAAAGAAACGCCATGGTACGTCTGCTAGGACGTCCTACGACCAGACGCTACACGAATCAGAACGCGGCAACTGTTATACAGGCGCGCGTTCGTGGTATGCTGGCCCGCGGGCGCGTAGTAAATCCCTACACAAACATCGGTCACAGAGCCATAACGGCCATGTTCACTCGGTCCCCGAACAGACGCGCTACAGGCGCCCGTATTCGTGCAGGGTTGCGTTACGGTCCAGAGAGACAGATTTCAGCTAGACCTCCACGTGCATCCCTTGCACCTCTGTACTGTGGGAACTACCCATGTGGACTCAGTGGACCACCGCGTCGCCGCTCACCGCGTCGGTCACCGCGTCGGTCTCCGGGACGCAACAACAACAACAACCTGTACCGTTAAACTTTTCGAATAAAATAACTTGAGATTGGCGGTGTCGTCAGGTAGTCCACCGACTTGAAGATTGTCTGGAACGGGTTCGCACCCACCAGAGGTTCGAGGAGGTCGCATACAGGCTTGACCAACTGGTGTTCGAAATAGTACACATAGTCCAACGGAATTTTGTTGTCCGTGACCCATGATGGGTCTTCCGCCTTGTCACACAGTAATCCAGGCACCTTTGTAATCAAAAACGCGACCCGGTCGCCTTGTTGAGGCTCTGACCCCGGTGCGCGTTTTCGAATCTTGTCTCGAACCTCGACGTGTGGTACACGTGTCTTGTAGTCTGACCCGAGCTGTTTCGACATTGTGAGTTCCTTCGAATCCACCTTGCCTTTCAAGAGTCGTTTCGCCGAATCACGTGCGTAATCGATGGCGGGTCGTGGATCTTCAGAGTTGAGTACCAGATCCAAGAGGTGCTTGAGAACACCACGTACGTACATACACGTGTCTCTTCGAACAACCTGCAGACCCTTGACGTCAATCTTCTTGAAGACGACGGAGTCCCCCTTCTTTTCGTACATCTTGGCAGCGTAACGCTTCTTCGAGTACAAAAAGTACGGACAGTACACCTTTTCCAGCTCCAGATCGTTCGGTGCCTTGAACAACTTGGAACACTGCTCGGACGCCAACTCACCCTGTTCCCACGAATAATCAATCGCCTCTTGTCCTTTCCGTCCCTGGACGTCAAACTCAACCATCACTGAGTCAGTATCTCCGTACCGTACCTTGGCACCCGGGAAATGCTCCTCGACATAGTTCTTCGTCTCTTCAATCATCTGTCGTCCTCGCATCGTCACGGTGGAGGCGATGGCGACGCACGGAAGCATGCCTTTCGTGGCACCTGTAAAACCATAAATGGAATTCATTGAAATCTTATACGCGAGCTGCTGACCGTTGTACACCGCCTCCATCGGTGTTCCTTCTGCATGAGCCATCAGTTTCTTCGCCTTTTTGCGAAACGCTGCAAGCTCATTCAGAATGGCTGGTAAGAGACTTGGAACCCCTTGTGCAAATCGGTAGGGTCCGTACTGTTCGTAGACAATACCGGGGACATTTGAAAACCTGGGGTCGATAACCAGGCTTGAGTAGCACAGATTATGAGCACGCATGATACTTGGATACAGACTAGCAAAATCAAGGGCGGTGATTGGGCCATAATATGCACCAGTCTGAGCATCGAGAACGGTCGCCCCTTGGTATTTCTCGTCACCCGTAGCTTTAGAGTACAGTGTCGGAATCATAAACCCGAGTTCGCGCGCCTTACGTGCCAACTGTGAAAACACCTTGATTTGTTGACCGCGTTCACTCAGATATGACAAAGGAACCCACGTCGCCTTTGCCATCTCGATGAGGTTTTGAATCATACAAATCTTCTCCGAAATGCGATGAGGAAGTTCCGTATCCTTGATACAGTAATCAGCCACCTCACCGAGTTTGTCAGCGTCACCCTCCCTGAACCGAGCAAACATCTCCTTCACGGGCATGTCAATCTTCTGATCTTTCAAAAAGTGCGTCGAGACGTTGTTCAGTGAGTAGCTCTCGAGCTTGTGTTCACGCTTGATGTCTTGGAACATATCAAACACGTAACGCCCGAGCATAGGAACCATCTTCAGGTCGTTCGACCCGAGAGCATTGGATGCCAAGTGTTTCACGACGAGTTCGTTTGGGATACCACGCAGACGACCCCACATGTGTGCATCTGGTCCTGCGACTGTCACGACCGCGCGCGTGTACAGGTACTCCAAATCGAATCCGAAGATGTTCCAGCCAGTCACAATGTCTGGATCGAGTTCACGGAGGTACCGACCCAACCTCTCAAGCATCTCACGTTCCGTCTCAAACGATTCACACTCTGGGCCGTTCGTCTGCTTGACACAGAAACACTTTCGATCAAAGTAGCCTTCACGTCCAAACTCTTTTGTCGTGACTGCAACCTGGAAACACGTGTCCTTCTCCTTGAATGCGTTTGGGAACGCCCCCGATTCCGAGTACGACTCGATATCGAGGCTTGCGATGCGTAGCGGTGCAATGTCGTCGCGGTCGACAGGTTTCAGTGTTCGCCAATCCGAGACACACAGATCAATGTCGCACGACGAATCGTGGCCCGGACTCGCATTCTCAGGAACCTGAACCCACCCGGTCGACTTGATCTCTGACCTGTGCATGAAACGTAGGACTGGGTCGAGATTCTTCTCGTACACCTTGAGTCCTCGAGGACGACACTCTTTCATGTCTGCGAGCGTCCGAAATCCCAACTTGAGGAATGTGTATTCCTCCTGATTCCGAAACCCCCACAGATCTTTGCGTCGAATGACGGCTGAATTGTACGGCTGAATCTCTTGGATAAGCGCCTTTGGACTACGATCGGGCGGTACCTTGACGAAAAAGTACGGCTCGAACGGTGTTTCGACGTGAACAGACTTGCCATCCTCCGTCCGTCCGAAGATGTGAATGACGTACTCAGAGTCTGTGTCCTCGCCGTGCCATGCAACGACTTGGAAACTCACCATACGTTTTTAATGTTTATTACTTTTAAGGTGAATGGTTTCTCCAGGGAGATTGTTCAACACACCACCAGGTGTGCGCATGTCTCCAGGCAAGAAACGCGTACTTTTTGGACCTGCTCCTAATCTCAAGTCGCTTCATGCGGCATTGACCCGCGTCTCGGCCGCCCTCGCCGAACAACGAAATCTGCAAGCACGGATCGCGGGAATGACACCTGCTCAGTTTCTCAGCCCAACACAATACCGACGATTTCAAAAAAACACAAGGGAATACAGAAACGCCAGACGGCGTTACCGTCAACTCGCTCGTCGCGTCATTTATACCAACGGGTCCCGAAACCTGAACTCTCGTCCTCTCACACAAAGAGAAAGAGAAGCCATCCGAGCCTCCGGTGCAATCGTCAGAAACATGTCTGCGGCTAGACGTACCGTGCGTCATCTACCACTCCCGCAGAATATGGGTATGCTGATCATCCGAGCATCAGCGCGTCGTTAATCCAACGGGCAACGCCCGTTGTTGCCTGTGATCAGCAGTTTGTCGTTGTCCACCATCCGATTGACAAGCTCCGTGAATGAAACCTTTGGTGCCCACCCAAACGCCTCACGCGCCTTTGTGGCGTCGCCAATCAGGTGGTCCACCTCTGCGGGCCGGTAAAATTCGGGGCTGATGCGCACGAGTGTGTCACCGGTGATCAGGTCCGTACCGTACTCAGCATCACCTGAACCGTGCCACTCGATACGCTTGCCGATACGCTCAAACGCCACCTCGACAAACTCACGAACCGAGTGTGTCTCGCCGGTCGACAAAACATAGTCATCTGGGACGTCCTGCTGCATGATATGCCACATACCCTCGACGTAATCCTGGGCGTGACCCCAGTCACGCTTGGCATCCAGGTTTCCGAGTACGATGGGAAACTGACGAGCTCCAATCGCCTTTGTAATTTTACGCGTCACAAACTCTTCGCCGCGACGCTCGGACTCGTGGTTGAACAGGATGCCGTTACAGGCGTACATCCCATAAGACTCTCGGTAATTCTTTGTAATCCAGTACCCAAAGAGCTTAGCACACCCGTACGGACTTCTAGGGTAAAATGGTGTGGTTTCAGTCTGTGGAATCTCAACCACTTTTCCAAACATTTCGGAGGTTCCAGCTTGGTAAAATCGGAATCGGTCAAGTGGATATCCACTGAGACGAATCGACTCGAGCCATCGGACGACTCCGATGGCATCGACGTTGGCAGTAAACTCAGGCTGCTCAAAAGAAACTTTAACATGAGACTGTGCAGCCAGGTTATACACCTCAATACGC